CGATCTGCCTTCCACGAGTCTTGTTTAGAATAATCCCGAAAATCTGCCAACATCTGAGCAACCAGACTGGTGGTTGGAACAATTATCAGCAACTTCCCTGTAGGGTTCTTATCCAACATCCAACGGCACAGTAGGTAGATCATCATGGACTTACCAGAGCCTGTAGGAGACACTAGGAGGGCCCTGGATCGATTCAGTGCGTGTTGGACGGCCTCTACCTGGTAATCGTAAGGTTGGATGGGTTTACCGCCTGCACTGAGTGGCAAACTTTGAATGAATTGCTTGACTTCTTCTGGCTTCGGAGTATCGTATGGAACCGGAACATGCTCCCAAGTGTACCCACGATCTTTGGCAAACTTAATTACAAGGTCTGTGAGACCTGCGTAAATGGTCTGGGTGTACAGATTAAAAAGACGAATTTTTCCATCCCAAAGACGTTTTTTGAAAGCTGGGGTGTATTGAAAATTAGGAACAGTAAACGTAAAATAACCGTTTAGTTCTCTGGCTAAAGAACGATCACACTCGACCTTTAAATCGACAGCATCAGGTTGTGTGATACGTATATCTGCCAATTAAACTCCTTGGGTAAATTTCAACCAGTCAATCATGGCTCGGATTTGCCATTGACGATTTTGTACAATTTTAATTACACTCTCCAGATAGTTAACTTTTTCTTCTTGAAAGTTAACCTTTTCAGAAGCCTTGATGTAATCTGTATCCGATTCAATCATATCATCGGCTTCAGTCTTTAAAATATTTAATTCAAACGGCTCCCAACCAAACTGAGTCAACTCTTCTTGACTCATTCGACCAGTATAGTAAAGCCATTTGTTTCTACGAAGAACAGACAACTCGCTATTCATTCGTTTTAACTTTAGTTTCTCATCCATAAACATAACCAAATATTTGTTGTGTAGTTGAGGAGTTCTGGAAGACTCTGCATCAAGAGCAGTTTGATCAATATCCAGATCCTTTTTAATCATTACTTTTAATTCATCTAGGTTCATAATATTATTATACACCAAAATTAAGGTGTATCAAGTCGTTCTATAGTATATCCTGTGTGCGCAAATTTAACTGTGGCAATTGCTTCGGTGGAAACTGGGGCGTTTACCACAAAATTAATTCCACTTACGTATTGTGGAAATACGTGTTTAAAGTGAACTTTGATTTTAGGTTGATACGAACTGTTTGTAATTAACAGAGTTGCGTCTGTTGTTTTGGTTAATTGACCCGGTGTATCAGAATAATACGGCAAAGTATTGGAATCGTCATAATAGTTACCAGCAGTAGCAATCCAATTTTGAAGTTCGATCCAATTGTTTAAATTTTCGTCTACACGAAAAGTTAATTCTAAATCCTCAAAACGGAAAGCTCCGGTTGGAACTTTAACTGGATGGCCTAAAGTTGTTGGCTGATCCACAACACCAAATCCAATACCTGGTAGATTTGCACTTTGGCAAAAGTAAACCAAATTGGGAACTCGATCCATTACAAATTGAAAATAATTTATTAGTAATGGATTACTGGCGTCGTTACATGCTGATGTCATATTAATATTTATGTAAACGAAAAGGGCTCCCTTTTTAGGGGGAGCCCTTAGCGTTAGTTTTAGTTAAGGTTTAGATCAGAGACCGAAACCAGTGTTACCGTGGAGATTGGTGACCTTGAAGATACGGTAGTATTGATTACCAACAGTGTTGCTTCCGAGAGCATTGATGTCGGTAGTCTCGGCGAATGGATTGGCTACCATGCCGTAACGAGTCTTAAAGCCAATCTTGGGTTGGAAAGTGCTAGTATCGACTGCACGTACCATTTGTAGCGGAACGTATGGGCAGTAGAATACGCCAGCATCGTATGGGCTTGCGCCACGATATCCAACCATGCAGAAGTCAACGCCTAATTGAGCGTATGGATCAATGTAGACCTTGAACTTGCCGTTTAGGATACCAGCAAAGGTATTGCCGGTGTCATCAACTTCTAGTTGGGTTTGTAGAGCTGGGGTGAGGTTTAGGAATCCACCCATGGCGAGAGCTGAAGCTACGTCGCTTGAGCAAACAATGAAGTTGCCCTTACCACGACGAGTTTCCTTGGCGATGGTGTTGGCTTCACGTTCGATTTGGAACATGAGACCACGGAAGCGTTCTGCACTCCAACGACCGTCAGAGTCGGTGTTTAGATCGTAGGTACCTTGAGTGGTGATATCTTCTTGGAAAGCACCAGTCTTGGCAGTACGGTATAGAGTATAGATTAGCTCGCGGTTGATTTCGTTGAGAATTTCGGTGCTAAGAATGTTAGCAAGTTCGCTCTCAGCGTCAAGACCGTGAACAGCCTTGAGGTCTTGTGCTAGCTCAGTGGTGTACTCAGCCTTTAGAGCGCGAGTACGAGCTTCTACTGCTAGACGCTCAATACTGAATGCCATTTCGTTGAAAGATTTGGTGCTTGAACCTAGTTGTTCGCCAGCATTGGTTAGTAGACCACGGAAATCATTCATAGAGAATGTGGTACCACGAACGTGGTTGGCAAAACCAGCAGATGCGCCTACAGGATTGATACCACCGGTAGCTGAGAATGCAGCACCAGCTGAGGTGTTACCTGAACCGCCGAACTTAGCAAATACTTCTTGGAAGAGAGCTTCGCCGCTTGCGCCGTTAGCATCACCCTTGGCTTGGCCTTGGGTGCCTTGGCTGGTGTAGCGTGAACGCATAGCAAAGATGAGGCCGGTTGGTGCACTCATTGGTTGAACACCAGCTAGATCGTAGGCCATTAGGTTAGGCATACTACGACGAACTAGGCTGATTAGGATTGGGTCATAACCTGCGATGCCGCTTGAAGCTGCACCTACTTGACCGGTTGAAGGATTGCCACCCATGGCGTTGTTAGGACCTTCGATTAGATATTGCTCACGAAGAGCCTTTTCTTGGTTCTCTAGTAGTTGGGCAGTGACCTTCTTCTTGTACGAATCTTGAATCTCTGGAATAGCCTCGTGATTTAGTAGAGGGTTCCATTTTTCTACGAGTGTATCGTAGGGGGTTGTGTTGTTAAAGTCCATTGACATTTTAAGTTTCTCCTTGATTTAAAGTTATTTATATTTTAGTAAGTTTTGGCTTGACGTGACAGAGCATTTACATATACAGACATTGGGCCTTCAGATGCTACTGCAACGTTCCTTTGTTCTGTAAGTGTTTCCATTTCTTGGGCAGCTACGGGTGCGGCCTTAAGATAATTTTCCTTGAGAATAGTGAGTTTGTTTTGGAACTCTTCTGGGCTGTTGAATTCTACGCTCTCAGCTAGAGAAGCAAGTCTCTCAGCGTCTACTTGAGATAGATCAGCAACAGTTTCTAGGAAGATGGTGCGAGCACGACCAGCAGCAATCTCTTTGTTGAGATCTACATTGGCCTTGATTTGCTCGTTTAGTGCGTCTTCTAGTTGGCTGTTCTCGTTGAAAAGATCTTCTAGAATATCATGCTTCTTTTCTGGAACTTCGATGTAGTGGGTTTCAAACAAACTCTTTAGACCACCGATAAAGCTTTCAGCGATCTCGGTACGAATACCGGACTCTACAGCAAGCTTGTTCTCTTTGACCCATTCTTCTACAACGTAGCTTAGATACTCGTCTAGACGGGTAGCTAGTTCGTTTACAGTCTTGCTGACTTCTTCTTCAATGATGGCAGCACTCTCACGAAGAACTTGCTCGCGGATAGCGGTGGTTCTCTCGTTAAGAGCAGCTTCAAAAACTACAGAAGCTTTGTTCATAAATTCTTCTGAAAGATCTTCGCCACCAAACAAAGAAACGAGGTGTTCGTTCATGCTCTTCTCTTCTTCTTGTTCAGCTCCAATTGGTTCTGCCATTTTTTGTCCGGAGTCTTGACCAGCACTTCCTGGACGAAGGCTCATTTGATTGCGTTGAGCAAGTCCTTCCATAGAACTGGTGTCTAGTGTACCAAGGAAAGCACCCTTTCCAGTGGCATCAAAAGTGCCTTTACCGGTTGTGTCGTGAACTATAGGTCGTTGTTGTTGTGTCTTTTTCATTTTATTTTTCCTAATACTTGTTTATTTATAATTTACTAAGTTTTAACGTTTTTATTTCATTCTTCCCAATGAACGAGGATCATACAAAGCAGCAGTCATTAATTTAGCTGGTTCTTCTGTGGTTGCGTCTGCCCATTGTTGGGCTAAATTAGCACCTGCAACAAAAGGTTGAGCTAATACCGAACCGCCCGGTAATTTTGCAATACCTCCAGCAAGCATGCCTGCTGCATTAGCTGCGGTTTGTAATGGATTTATTCCACCAATAGCAGCTTTATAGTATTTCATACGATCTTCAATGCCTTGGTTAGAAAATCCCAGACCACCCAATCTGCCTGTTGTTGCTGCCATCACTTCTTTTGGAGGAGTGCCCATTAAAGCAGATGCAGTTGCTGCGTCTCTAACATATCCAAGTTGTCCAGCTACATTTTTAACTTTATCCCATGTGGTATTGCCAAGGGGATCTGGACGGGTAAATTTACCACCAGCTCTCTTACCCCTGCCACTACCGGCTCCACCACCGGCACCACTGGCTTGTTCTAATAAACTCTTAAGAGTTCCTGGTTTAAATTTTAAATTGTACTCATTCATTTTGGTTATTTTAATTTGTTTAGGAAATCTTCAAACAGTCTGATGCCTTTAGACTCTAATTGTCTAGCAGACGCTCTGGAAAGTTCTCGATGGTATTCTTCAATTTGACGTTCAACTAACATGCCGTTATCCCAGATCCACTCTTTGCCTTCCATGATGCCGTTTACAAACGCATTAGGAGCTGAAGGATCTGCAACAATGTCTACAGCGGAGAGCATGAAGTCAGGTTGAACTTCATTGTATCCGTTTTTGGCTTTTAATGAACCCATACCACGAGTTGAAACTCCAAGACGAGCACCTTCATTAATAAGATTTTTAACAATCTCACCCATGGGAGTACTCATTACTTTAGCTTTACCGTAAACGTCTGAACCATCACATTTAAACTCTTTAATAATGATAGCAACTCGATCCAGATTTACTGTTGGGCCTGCTGGATGGTTCAGTTCACCGAAAGCACGGCTGTTATTTACAAACTCTTTGGTGTAACGATTAACTTCATTTAACAGAATGTGTTTTGGGTACATTCTTTTGTTTCGATTGAGGGTATCAGCTTGCATGAAAGTACCTTCAATGAAATAATTTTTACCACCGTCAGCAGCTGCTTCGGTTAAAAACTCTACTTGTTCAACTGTCTCGGTTATTAGTTTCATCGATTTCAGTCTTTCTCTTCTTCTGAATCTTCGCCATCTTCTTCTGAGTCCTTATCTGCTTCCTCATCTTCTTCTTCTTCGGACCCACTTTCTTCTTCTTCCTCAGATTGCTCCTCGTCCTCGGCTTCATCCTCATCTTCTCCTTCAATAGCCTTACCGATAGCGTCACGGCGGTTCTTTAGGTACTTGTCAGTGCTGTCAGTGTCTCCGTCATTGTCAACATCGTCGTCTTCTTTTCCGACAGGATCTAATGCTTCAAAGATGCTGGGAGCAAATTCTTCAAATTTTCTTTCTAGAGCATCAGCGAGTTTTTGGTTTAGTTGATTATTGAGAACTTCTTTGGCTTGTGCCAGATTCTCATTAACAACTAAATTTATGAATGATTGTAGGTTTTGACTGTTTTCCATAATTTTCCTTACTTTTTATTTTGAGCTTTTGCTAATTTCAAGATTCTGTTAAAAGATTCTTGAGATTCTGAGAGTAATTTTACCATTAGTTCTTTGTTATCATTATTTAGACTTTCGTGTAGTTTACCTACCATTTCTCGCTCCACTGGGCTTAGAATACCAATATTTCCATCTCTTAGCTTATAAGCACTTTCTGGTAAGAATTTTACAGAAACTGGAGTTGGTGTAGGTGCAGGAACGACAGCTGGTGGTGCTGCCTGTTCTACACTTTCTAATAGTTTACCGGTTTCAATACGGTAAATTTCTTCCATGATAATAGAAGCTCGATGTTGTAATTCTTCTTGTAGAATTGCTTTGAATTTATCTGCATGGCCTCTAAGAATCATGGTTACCAACTTTTCTGGGATGCTCATTGTGGTGCTTCCTCTTCTGGAGCTTGTTCTTCTTCTGGCGATTCACCAGACATCATTTGTTGGTACGCCTGCATCTCTTGGGCTTCTAATTGTTTTTGCATTTCTCTGTTTATTTGAGCATCAATCTCTAAAATTTCTTCTTCAGACTGCTTTAAGAAATTCTTTCGGATGTATTCACCAGAGAAGAATCTACCAATGTAAGGAGTTACTGCAGCAATAATGTCTAATCGTTCTCTCAAGATATCATTATTTTTTAATTCAGTAAAGTAAGAATCGTTATTGAATCTGAAAGTAATGTCTTGATTGATTCTGTTCCAGTCTTCCTCACTCATAATTCCCTTAAGGATCACTTGAGTTTTTAGAATGTCTAGGAATATGGTGCAGAAACGGTGGCGTAGACGATCAATAAATTTATTAAATCTGACTTCATCTCGGGTGATTTCAGCAGATCGACCCATGTTGAAACCACTCTCGCCCATCATTCTGGAAAGTGGAACGCCTAATGCTCTGAACAGTTTTTGTTGCAGGTACAGAACGTCTTCCATCTGACCAAGGTTTTGGCCACCGTCTAGGGTGCTGATTTCTGTGCCACGACCACCTTCACGGCGAGGCATCCAAAAATCTTCAAGCATGCTCATGTGGTTGCGTTCATCACGAATCTGACCGGTAGCAGGATCGTATTGAATCTTGTTACGATATCGATTCATCAATTCACGTAGATATTGTTCAGCTTTTTGCTTTGGTAGATTACCAACGTCCACATAGAAAATACGACGTTCTGGTGCACGAGAAATTCGGTAGATGGCAACAGCGTCTTCAATTTGTCTTAGCAGATTTAAAGGACGAACAGCTTTTTGTAAATAACCAACAACGCGCTTGGTTGCTGAATCAATAATACCAGAGTGAGCGTAAGCAACCGTATCTGGTGCTATTTTCCAACCAGTACCTGATGTTGGAAATGCTGCATCTTTATCTGTATCAGTGTAAACGTAATACTCTTGAATACTCTTGACTGGAGAAAACGGCCCAATTCCTCCGTAATATCCTTTATCCTTTTCAATCTTTCTGATTTTTTTAATCTTTACTGGATCAATAGGAATCAGTTCAAGAATGCCTTTTCGTAGATCGTTTTTATCTACTTTCTTATAATAAAAAATCTTGGAGTCAATATACCAGCGACGAAAAATATCGCCAGCTCGGTTTGAAAAGTCTAGTAGTTTTAGTATATGATTAAACTCAGAGTACATCTTTGTTTTGATGGTGTCTGATAAATTTACGTGATCTAAATTTAATTTTACTGGTTTTCTGTCTTGATCTAAAACTACAGCTTCATTCACAATATCTTCAATAGCAGCATCCACTTCTGGATAAAGAGCCATTGAACGATAGTGTTGAACCATCTGATTTTCATCACGAATTGCACCAGAAAAATCAACGTATGTACCAAAAACACCACCGGTTTCTAGCACATAAGAACCGTCATAAGAATCGGGAGTGATTACATCACGATTCTCGACGGTTTCTTGTTGTTTTTTTTTGCCAATACTAAAACCAAATAGTTCCAATTCCATATAATTTCACCTATTAAATAAATGTTCCAGTACTAGTAGAAGTACTGAGATCAAATTTCAAATGACTGAATACCACAGTAACAGCAAACGTAGATAACACATTATCTTGACTCATATCTAATTCAACCGGACCAACAGCAACCGGCCAGCAATGAAACAATTCAAACTTTCTAATAGTCTTGGCTCCATTAGTATCTAGTTGTTCTATAGTCCATGCTGGATTATTTGTGTTAAGAACTGATCCGGTAGTAGAATTTATTCTACCGGCAAAATGTTGGCTTGGATCTGTGTTACCACTTGTTTCATAAAGTGAAATATTATTTACATGGCTGTTTATTCGTTCGTGCCATTCGTGGAATGCTCGATATAGTGATATTGATTTCAAAGAATCTTTTGAAATTTTATTATCATCAATTACTACTATATTCCACGGCTGATATATTCTGTCTCCCGGATAATTCACTGTTCTTCCTCTAAAATTTACAGGAATAACACCTAATTGTGAAGTTGGTAGAGAAGCAGCTCTAACGTGAAAATCAGTAAAATCTACTTTTTGAGAAACATTTACCGGATTTCCAGAAGAAGCAGGTTGGGTTGCATTAATGGTAGGAATACTACCAGTTACTTTAAACCGGTTAATTCTATGGCCACCACCAAATCCGTTGATAAAATCTGTTATTGATTGACTACTCATTTATTTTTCCTTATCCTGTGAATGCTTCAGAGGTGTCTGTATTGATAATTGTAATGACTAATGTTTCTGCTGTGTTGTACGGATTAATATAAACATCAATTACTAATTTATTATCTGCAATAGTAGCAGCAGTATTATTTGTTTCATCACACACGATTCGATAATCTGAAATTCCATTTCCCGTTTTTACCCCTTCTAAAATGGGAGTTAAAGCAGCAACAACTCGTTGTCTGGTTCTTACATCATTAATTTCAAACAAGAATCTTTGTGCAGTGGCGGTTAGTTGTTTTCTTAAATATGCAATCAACAAAATGCCATTTATCTTGGTCAAATAACCAGAACCTGTAAATGAAGTATTATTTCCCATCAAGAAAGTACCTTCTCCTGGGAACACTGTTACGGGATTTACGTCTCCCGCATTCAGATAAGACACATCAGTTTCACTAAAATTTTGTTGCATTGCAACTACGCCTAAAATACGGCCTCTAATTTTTCCTGCTGGAGAAGTCCAAATATTAGCGTCTCTGGCGCATCTTGCCACACAACCAGCAAGGTCTGGACTTAAATTTGCTTCTAAAATATTAACTGTTGTGCCAACACCTGCAGTAAATTTCTTTCTACCAGCAACATACACAACATTTTCGCTGGTAAAAGTAACACCAAAGTCTGCTTGTTGATTTGCGTATGTTGTGGTTAATGGAATGCCTGTAATTCTTTTGTAGTTACCAACAATTGCCACGCAGTCTTTTCTAGTCATTGCGGCGTTCACGGCAGCACCAGCAGAGAAAGTATTTCCAGCTTCAAAAATAACATCAATTCTAGCAAGAGATTTATTGTGTATTGGAGTGTTCGTAATACCTAAAACGCCGGTTGCGCTGTAAAAATCGCCAGTAGAACCGGTTGCTCCTATGAAACAGATACCACCGTATTGTAAATAGTTGTGTACAGACCACCACTCACCAGCCCAAGGACCTGTAGGACCAGACAAACCTACATTTCTAGAGTAGAGACGGCTAAACCATTGGTTAACACTGGATACACCCATCAATCCAATTTCAGTTTCAGACGTTCCATTGGTTCCGGTTGTTCCAAACAAATTGACTAAACCATTGAAAGAAACGACGCCTGCAACTAAAGGAGAAGGTCCTTCGCCGGTTATAGTAGAAGTAAAATTGTTGGTTTGTGTGGTAAATACTGACATTTTTTCTCCTAAAATATTTTTAAATTACATATCTATTTATATTTTTGGATATTTACACCTTAATCCAGTTGTCTTGGTCGTCAGACGGCTTATTTTCTATGATTGGATCTTCATCCATGCCTGAAATAAACCCAAAACTAAACCAATCGTCTTCTTCTATTTTTTTAATTTCACCTTCAAATAGCTCTTTTCTAATGTCAATATTGGTAATTTCTTTAAAATATGGCTGTTTAGTAACCCAAGAAAATAAAACCAAACACATAACTAAATCGTCGGTATGACCATCATCCGCTGAAAAACTGTTCCATTTTGCAATGAATGACAGCAGTTCTTTTATTGTTTCTTCGTCTTGAATTAACAGTTTGTCTTGTTCTATCAGGCTCTTCAGTATGGAACATCCTAATTTTTTAACAACAGCAGTAGTTCTAACACCTAATAAGGTTTCGCCTTTACCAAAACCACCATTAAGCACCATGCCACTTCTGCCTTTATTCATGCTGGTCAGTAGATTATCGTACTCTAGATCGTAATGTAAAATATCTGCAACCTGTCCACCAATATCATTTACTTCTACCAGCATGTATGCAGTGTTGTATTTTCTACCCAACGCAGCCAATATGGTTGGGTAAAGCATGGGAGATATTATGTTATTTCTGTATTTTGCTACGATTCGATACGGAGCCTCAGTGATATCAAACACGATAGCAGCACTGTAATCTTTACCCTGACCTCTAGACGTATCTACAGTTATAACATAGGCCCTGTTTTGTTTTGGTTCTTCATAAATCGTAAGACCTTCACTTGTTTTGGTTTGTGGAGACTTTGATACCAGAGTGTGAAGTTTAGCGGTAGAAATGAGTGTGTTGGACGATCCAATAAAATCACAATCGTATTCGCTCTTAAACTTTTGTTCACCACCAGAACCACCACCCAACTGTTTGATGGTTCTTTCTTTCCATTTTTGATCACGAAGAGAACCACCCGGATACAAAGGAACTTGGCTCCAATGCACTTCCACTGGAACGTATTCGTTCTTACCTTCTTCTCCGGTCTTTCTAGACGCTCCCTGCCACAGGTTGTAAAACATGTTTAAACCGTTTGGGGTCGATACTATGATAACTTTAGTGGTTTGGCCAGAGGTAATAGTTGGATACACTGAACTAAAGAACTCATCTGCAATGTTAGCAGGAACGTGAGCAAACTCATCCATGAAGATTACGTTATAAGAACCACCACGGACAGCAGAAGCAGAGGTGGCAGAAGCCAATACACGAGATCCATTTTCTAACTGAATAGAAGTCTTGTTCCACTCGACAACGCCGTGTTGAAGCCATTTTGGAAGATACTCATAAGCTTCTTTCAACCGCTTCATAATTTCCATAGCAGTCTTCATCTTGTTAGCAAGAATTGCTATGTTTACGTTTTGATTAAATATAAGATAATGAACCATCCACGCAACTGTGGTTGTGGTTTTACCGGTCTGCCGAGGTAGCTTGGCAATAACAAAGCGATTGTCTTGGATTGTTCTAACAATATCTTCTTGATAATCATACAACCCAAAAGACTCAAGACCTTTATCGGTAGTTACAATCTTGATGTATTTTTTAATAAAATACACCGGATCATTAGCACACTTAATATACTCTTCAACTTGTTCTTTGGTAAATTCAATGGTAACACCAATCTCTTTGAGATTAGGATTACCAAGATAACCTGACTTCTTTTTATACCCCATCGTCTAAAAATTTCTGGCTGTCAAGAGCCTTGTTTCTACTGCGATCTTTGTTTATTAGATCTTGTAATTCACTGGTAGAGCCAACATAAATTGAATTATTTGTGGTGTGATTAACTTTAATTTCTTCTTTTTTGATCGCTTTAGATTTTTGATACAAATCAATTAGATCTTTATTCATTTCAGAAACGGTCTTTAATAATTGCCCAAGAACTTCATACGCCCTTGGCGAATCACCAGCTTTAGCTACCTTTAAAATTTCATCTACGGCTGAAGAACCATTATCAATCAATCCTTTTATATTATCACGAACGTAATTAAAATCCACATCTAAACTAGTACCAGCTATACCAGTTTCTGGTTTTATTATTTTTATAGGTTCGGGCGCATTAAACTCTATTCCTAGAGTTTTTGATATAATATCAGAAGATTCCATATGATTATTTATTGAGATATATTAATCGTATCGTAAGTTATTCCTGCTAGATTTAAATTCAAAGCTTGATAATCAACATTATCAATTACAGGAATATTACTCTTAATTTCTCCGTAAACATAAGATTTTGCAATAAATTGATAAGAACTCACAATGAATCGTCTTGTACTAAAATCGCCTTCATATTCTTGTGTCAATGTGGTTGTGTTTAAAGAAATAGGAATTTTTACTCCTTGTTGCATAGAATTCATGTTTAAAGAAATTACAAACTCTGGTCCAAAATACGGTAATATTTGTTCCATTATTTGAAAATTTTCTTCTAAATTTCTTGTAAACACATTAAATCCAAACACAAAATTGTACGGCACTTCAGAATAAATATATGTTGCATTACTACCAGAGGTACAAACTTTTTTGTTTGTTTTATTTAATCTTCTTGTTGGATCATAAACAAAACCTAAAAGCTCAAAAGACATTCTAGGTAAAGAAATTTCAATACGTGTTTTATCGCTTATCGAACTGGGTTCTGTTAAACGCTTAACAAATTTTTCTTTATTTGCATAAGAAAGAGGAACAGTAAATAATCGTTCATTATTGTTTTCATCTTTTTGTTCCAGCTGAATGCCATTAAACAAAGTACCAAAACCAATTACTAATTTTCTTATTGAATCGTTTTTAAAATGTGAAAACATTAGTAATTGCCCTCAGAAAATGGATCTATTTCGCTAAAATTAATTAAATCTAATTTAGTTGCTTCTGTTTCGATTTCGTCGTTATCTCCAGCGGGGGTCTTGTCTTCGCTATTATTCAATACAATATTTGTGGTTTGACCCTGACTACTTAGTACAAAACACTCTAGGCCACTGCCTACGCCCTTTAGAGTGCTACCAGTAACAATGTTTCCTGTTATATTGATTAGCTCTACTTCGCCAGTCAATCCTGCTGGCTTGGATGCAACTACACCAGAACCAGTTGCATTTTCTTGTAGTGCATTATTGCCAGTAAGACCAGCAACTTGATAAACAAATTCTCCAGCATAATAATTGTTTGCTGTTATTCCAGTGATATCATTGCCTGTAACAAATCTATAAGTGTATTGCCGATTTTCTGGTTGAATTGCATCAATATCTGTGGTTCCTGTAGTAACTCCTTCTTGATCATAGGTGAACAGCTCACAAGTTAAACGATAAGAGTATAATTTTCCTAATTGATAAAAAGGATTTTCATGCTCTACAAAGTTAATTTCAAATACAGATTTAGAAAGAGGAAAATAAACAAGATCACCTTCTCTGGGTCTTGTTATTGTTGGAAAGCGAGTTTGTATTTCTTGTATAAATCTTTTCTTTGAAAGAGTCAAGAATATATTATCTTTAATTTCAATACCAAATTTACTGGCTATATCACCTTGTCCTTGAAAACCAGAAACAGAATCAATATACATTTCAATAGGAACCGAATTTTTGTAATTAACTCGTTTTCCTTCACCAAAAATTTTATCCAGCTCAACGATATTTCTAGGAATGTAATACATTTCTCTACCCATCGTTTTAATGATTTCGATGGTTAGATCTTCTGTAATATCTTGCTCACCAGAATAATCTTTGAAATATGGATTAGTTGCCATTTTAGCCTGTCATAAAGTTTACTGGCAGTTCGTATTCGTTTTGCATCTGTTGTTCTATTGCTGCTATTTCATTGATGGCTTCCATATACATTTGTCCACCACGCATAACAACACCACCTGGTAATGCCACACCATCAAACTTAGCCATGTTTGCGCCCCATTGACGCTTGATTAAAGCGGTTAAATATCGTTTAAGGTAACGATCATTAAACATCTCGGTGTATTTTTCTGGATTAAGCGCGGCGTACGCCCAGATACAAACAAAATCACCAACTTTTGTTTCTTGGCCCCAATTCATTTCTAAGTACAATCTGTTGGTTACCTTACTGAATACTACAGTTTTTTCTGGTTGAAACATATCCTGAATTAACTGAATATATCGTTTTGTTGAGTCGTATGAAGCAAGACCCATAGAGTTTACACCACTAAGATTTCTGTTAATACCAAAATAGTCGGTTAGTGCTAGTTGGTATCGCACATCAAACATGTTAATGTTTGTGAATGGACCAAATTGCATTACCTTAATTATAGAAACAATTTCTTTGCCAGTAGGTCCGTCTACTTCGTTTGGAGAAAGAATATCTTCAGTATTGATGTATCTGTTATTAATATCAGTTTGAGTTAATTGATACTTAAAAAATACTTTTTCAACACCATCAAAATGGCGTTCGGTAAAGTATTGCAAAGCGTCATCCAGACGATCTTCTGCTTGTTGCCAGTCTACGTTTATATCAACAACCGGTGAACCTAATTGTCTATAAGCGTATTCGATTATGGTTTGTCTTGAATTTGGTGCTGCCATTATACTTCCTTAAAAGTATTTATGGCAAATTGAAATTTAAGACTGAGGAGTTGCTGGTGGTTCTTGTTTGTTTTCTGGAAGAGTTACCGGAATGCCCGCAACTTGATTATAATCAATATTTTCAATATAATACCGTCTTGTGATTGGTTCGTTGGCCTCGTCTGGCTTGCTTGGTTGATAATTTGTAAATCCAGGCATATTTAGAGGGCAATTTAGTTTTGGATAGTCTAATTTGCTGTACTCTTCGCCGTTAGAAGTCAACCAAGTCATTGGTTTATCACCACAACCGCAACCACCACAGAAGTGCTTTCCGGGAGTAGTACTTTCCTTTAGGTGCTCACATGGAGGTAATTCGCCGCCTAAATGTTTATTACCAAAACAACTAAGTACTCTTAATTGCTTGGTTGCTTTATTTACTTTATGGCCAGCAAGTCCTCGGGAAGTTAAAGCAGTAGCAAAACTTTGAATCATGCCCATTTTTTGGGACAAAATAGTTTTAGCTTGTTCTGGATTTCCTTCTTGACGAAACTCAGGATTATTTTGTTTATTTTTATTGCATCCACATCCCATAATATAAACTCCTATAATTATATATCATGAATCCAAATAAATTCTTCGGAATAATCTTACACCTATGGTCTTTCCTCTGTATACCATATTTGTTTTTCCGTAATTTTCTTGAGTATTTGCCATTTGAGCAACCACAAAAGTTTTCCCATCAAACTCTTGAACCCCGTTCAAAGAGAATACGGTAGAAGTCATGTACTGTTCTTTAGTTAAACCAAAGAATCCAGAAGTTTCGTAACCAAACGAAATATTTTTAAAGTATAGTGCTAGTTCATCTTGACTGGGAAGATACCAGTCAGAGAAACCATTGATCTTATACTGTTTAACTTGAGACAACATTGTATTATTTTCAGATATTGTTGCGTCGTAAGTATTGTGTAAACCATCATAATTTGAAGTTGATAGTATGCTGGTTGGTTCATTTTCTACATTATACGGAAAATCTGTAAAGTCTGATACACTTGCAATTAGCAACCAAGACTTTTCTTTAGTGCCAGGAGCATTTCCTCTTGCACGATAATTTCCAGCAGTTCCTGTTGTTCTGTTTCCGTAAACTTCACTGCCCAACGAATTTACCGGAGATCCTGGTTGAAATACTCCAACGTATAAACCACCTTGATATAATGATCCTACTGCTGGTAACGTTTCTATAGGATTTGTGGAAGATATTATGGTGCTTAAAGAAGCTCTGGCTGGAGTTTCTGCTCCACTTAAACCTGCAAAATAAACACCAGAACATGGATTCAGATCCAAGCAAGATTGAATAATCTTATTGGGAGCCGACCAATAACCAAAACAATTTTTCTTAGATTTTATTGAACAATCAATAGTTCCATCATTGTTTTGTGTACAACAATTTCCTATCGAATTATTTGAGTTATAGCAATTAGTGTAGTCGTTAGGATTGCAATTATCAGATACATCACTAGCAGAAATATTAACAGAATTGCATTGTATATTACCACCATCAAAAACACAAGTTTCTCCGGGATAGAAAGAATAACCTAAATTTTCTGCAGCTCCTTGATTTGCATTAATGCAATCTAATTGAGAGTTTACTGCAGTGCATCCTTGAATGTATAAACCATTGGTTTTAGTCCAATAACAACAAGCACCCGATACATCACCAATCAATTTACTAACACAAAGTCCAGAGGACGGGCAGTCTGTTCCGTCAAATGCTCCGGATATAAAATAACTATTCGCCGCATCGCATGCAGCTCTTGTGGTACGTTGGTCTAATCCACAACACCAACCATCAGATAATGGACCAATTACAGTTGGTGGATTGTATTGAGCAGAAATTCTTGATCTGAATTGAATTGACATGTTAACAGTCCGGTAATGAATCACAAAGTACTTGTACCTGAGAACAATCTAATGATACACACGTGCCATCTAATATCTTATTACTAAATTGGGTTGTAGGAGCAAAAGTAGAATTTGAATATAATGCATGATTGTACGCGAAAATTTTAGTTATGGTTCTCCACTTTTCTTGTCCTTGCTCGTCGTATCCAATTATTGTTTTTGCGGTTAATTTAAATACAAATTTGTATATTTTAGTATCTGCGCCTTTTGCTTTGTACCAGACAGGAGTATTAATTCCATCAAAATTAAACACAAATCCAAGTATATTTTCTATTGGATTCGTTACATAATCAATGTTATCCTCAGACTGTTTCACTGCACCGCTAAAATCTGGCTTTAACAACCAAGCTTCAGCTTTAAACTCACTAACAGTCCCACGTTGGCCACCTCCATCACGAAGTATTTCTAAGTTTGGTCGTATATTGATGAATACACCTTCTCTGCCACCAGTTGTATCTACTCCTGATGTTACTTTTGGAAGCATGGTACCAAAAGGCATTACAGTTTCGTCTACGTAACCTTCTCTGTTCCAAACAGCATCCACAGAAATGGTAGGAACTCCTAATAGCGCAGGTCCTGCTGTAATGTGAGCGTTTGCAACCACTCCAAAATATTCTTGAGTAAATTGTGAATCATTAGCAAACGGGAAAGGAAGTGGATAGTCTGGTGTCCCTGGAACTACCGCTGTAGTAAGTAGTTCTCGATTATATTGATATGGTCCAATTGTTGGATTATAACCTAAGTCCAACACAACACTACTTTGTTGTGGAATTCTCTCACCCGAGCGTTCATCAATGTAATAACTCATAACACTATACTCTAATTTATTTGGTTGTGTGGTATTTACTCCATTTATATCTAAAGTTAAACTTTCTCCAAATAAATTAACAGGAATAGGTTGATTTAATATGTCATCACAGTAACAATTATTGTAAGAACCGTATTGACCAAATAGTAAACAGCTGTTTGGTGGATAGCAAGACAGATCTGTGCTGGTATCACAGTGTCTGCCTCGGAACATCTTGTCCATAAATTTAAAGTATATGTCTTCTCTGCTCCCAAATTCACCAGGATTAAATGAACTATAAACTGGTTTTACACAATTAAATGCTATGTATTTCCACCACCCGGATTCCCAACGCTGAGGAGTAGCTCCTATAGTATTACATGTGTTTTCCCATTGTTTAACGGGAATTTGACAACCATCTTCTGCAGAAATTGTATCTCGTTGTAAATCGTATCTTGTTTTACCACTAACTGTAGTTTTAATTAAATCAGATTCTTTTAACTCACCAAGAAGATACAAAGACCAATCCGGACAAGGAGATCCAGTAAGAATATCTGGCTGTCCTAGTACTTCTTTACACACACAACCAGTGTCATCGCCCCATGTTTTGTTCTTCTTATAATAATAAGAAAATCCAATACGTGTGTCTGTAGAAAATAAATTATCAGAACACGATAAAGTGGTGTCTATACTCTTATCTGAATTATTGAATACAACACGAGATATATTTAAACTATAGTTTGCCCAACAGTGTTCTGCAGTGAAACCGGAATTACATGCCGCACATAGTGAACCAAATACACCACAAGAATCTGGCTGTCCACATTCACTGGCTCTTTGCATGGATCCGCCAAGTTTATTCATCCAAAGTAAGTATTTTACAGTTTTGCCTGCAGGAGCATTAAATCCTAAATTTAAAATTGCCCCACCGTTTGATAGCGAACTAAACACTATATTTCCAGCACAACAGCTGAGTTCGCTTTCATTTATTGTGACTTTTTTGTTTACTTTGTCAGGATTAAACGCCATTAAAGCGTTATCACTACCAGCATTATTATCTGTTTGATTTAAAATAGCAGTTTGTAGATCATTTAAAATTTGTTTTTGTTTATCTTGATTTATTCCGCGATTTGCGATAGCAAGCGGTGCTTGTATAAAATCTATTTGTGAAAAATAAGGGTCTAACACATATCCGCGACAAGAACCAATCGGTGTAAATACCTTTGAAAGACCTTTGCAAGAAAATATTGCTGGATTTCTTTCATTAAAACATTCAACAGATCGTGTTTTTATTTCTTGTAAATATCTCCATTGAACCTCTGCACACCCGGAAGCGCATGTTGTTGGGCGATTGCCTTGCCAAACACCAACACCGTATTCTGCGTGAGCACAGTCATCTGATGCTTTATAAGAATTTTTACAATCCCAAACTTCTTCTATGGGCCCGTATGTTATACAATCAATATTAACATTCCAGCCACAAGAGCCGTTCTTGGACACACAGAAATTAACTAATCCTTTTTGTGTTTTTACAGGAGGATATTCTAAATATGAACCATTATTTTCAGCACAATCCATACACAATCTGTTTATAATAAATTGTGATTGTACTTTAAATTGATCGGTCAGACTGCCACCTTGACAACTATCACACCCATCTATAGGTACAGGAGATTTAGATACCACATAAAAATTTATATTTTGTGAAAATTTAGTATTAAGTAGTGTATCTAATAGTACTGCGTTTATAGTATTTTCAATACCATTTTTTCTACCAAATTCATCGTATGTGGTACTAATTTTTATGGTTACTGTAGCACCGTTTGGTAGCAAACCACCAATATAATTAGAACCATTATATGTTTGTGTTATAGTAAACACATGGCCTAGTGTATTTTGGTGTGTGCTTGGCAGCTGCAGTCTAACACCAGCAGGATCTGTAGTGCTTACTGTTATTTTAAATTCTGTTTCTTGTGGGGTGCTATCAGGAAGAATGATATCGGTTACAGGAGAACCATCAGCATTTAATACTGTAAAGCTGTAAGTGTACACAGGAACAACACAGGGTGGCACAGCGTCCGAGCAACGCTTAGTGCTATCCCAAGTTCCGGTACAATTAGACGCAATAGTTTCTGTACAAACACTACCATTACAACAAGCACCCAAAACTGGTGGTGGGGGGTTTGAGCAATTTGTGGTAGCACATGTTGAGTTTGGATAAAATACTGTCGTGGTGCCATTTATAGCTTTGGCATCACATGATATTTGTGTTTCGTCTGGTGAACAGGATATGCTGCCAGAAGAAGTGGTGACACAACACACACCAGAGGTACAATCTGCAGTTGTGCATGTAGCATTTGCTGTCCATATATATCCACTTCCTTTAGCAAAACAAGCGGTTTGTGATATATTATTGTTAATAATACAAGCGTCTTTGTTTATACAACAACCTAAAACTGGAGCACAAACAACACTTGGATCACTGCACACAAGACCCGAGTAAAAAGTTTTTCCTCCAGTACAGTTTGCTGGCAGTACACCATCTGTGCAAGTTCCAGCATCACAACAAGCTCCAGTACTCGGAGGAGCACCACAACCAGTACATGGAGTTGTTGAAAACACACCATTTATTTCATTACAAGTATATTCATTTGAATCCTCGTAACAAGTGCCTTCACTACAACAATAACCAATTCTACCACAAACTTGAATGCAGCTAGCAAGTGGTGTAAACACTCCTCCACTTTCTAGAGCAATTAATTCATCACACTCGGAACTTGTTGCGTTGTCAACACAAAACCCGCTCGGTAAACAGCAAGATCCTATTGGATCACTGTAGAATGTTCCTGATTTTCCTATACCACGATCAACAAATGCGGCATTAAAAGTAAGACCACCGTTTTCACTCCACATATGAACAATATTCATACCTTCCAAGAATCCGTATTTGCCTATTCCTTTGTCGGTATTTTCAAAATACACGTTTGAAGGAAAATTCCAAACGTCTTGGCCGTCTACAAACAGTGTGTAAGACTGTAAAACAGAATTATCTGCGCTTGTTGTGAATGCTGTTATTCCAATTGGACTGTTTAATTGATAAACAGAATATTTATCTAGCTTGATTGTGTAACCACCCGAATCCACTGCTAAAACTATATCGTTTGTTACTCCAGTTGTTGCGTTTCTGAATAATGGTTCTAGCCTATAGAAAGGTTCTACAAATTCCGAATAAACTTTAATAGAACTTCCGGTAGCACCATTATCTGCTGTTAAACCAAATGATAAAATAGAAGTTGAACCGGTAACTCCTATTCTTGTTGTGGTTGCTGTGAAAGTATCAGTGGTATAAACCACAAAATTTGCTGCGGTGGTTCCATACGCTCCATTGTCAGTAATAGGTGATACTGT